ATAATGAGGATTACGGACGTAATCACGGAAAAGTGCTGGAAGGGGTACGAGAAGCGGGGCATGAAGACCATGTTCGGCAAGCGTGTGCCCAACTGCGTCAAGAAGGAAGACGTGGACTTCTGCGTGAACTGTGGCGAACTGGTGTTCGCGGAATCACTGAACGAGGACCTCAAGAAATGGTTCAAGGACAAATGGGTGCGTTTTGGTCCGGATGGCAAGATCAGGGGCGACTGTGCCAGGGGATCAGACCGGGAAGGCAAGCCCAAATGTTTACCAAGATCCAAAGCACACGCTCTGGGCAAGAAAGGCAGGAAGTCAGCGGCCGCGAGGAAACGCAGACAGGATCCCAATCCAGAACGACGTGGTAAAGCCAAGAACGTGGCCACCAAGAAAAAATAGTTTACATCCTACGAGATATATCATATAATAGTGAGATAACAACAGGAGAAACAAATGGCAGTAAGAAATTTCAACGACGCTGAGAAGCAGAAACTAATACAGATCATATCACAGGGCTCACAGGTACTGGGTGAAGTGGAAGATCTCAAAGGTGGTTTAAAAGACACAGTCAAGGCAATAGCAGAGGAACTGGAACTCAAACCAGCATTGATCAACAAGGCCATATCTGTGGCACACAAGGGCAACTACCAGAACATCGCAGACGAGATGGACACACTGGAGAGCATCCTAAACACGGCCGGCAAACTTTAATGTTGGCGAAAGTCAGATCATTCTGGCTTCGTAGTTTTGAGAGTGACCGTACAGCGTTCTATTTCGAACTGGTCAGTTTCATATTCACTGTAGGAGCCAGCCTCACATTGGCGATATCCGCCAGAGATCCCAACATGCTCATAGTGTATCCGGGATTCCTAGTTGGTGCATTGACACAATGTTACGCATCATACAGGCGTGGTGCCGCATGGGTTATGATTTTGACTTTCTACTTCGCGTGTGTTAATATATTCGGATACGGAGTGGCCGCAGGATGGTGGTAGGATGAGTTACATAGACGCATTATTTAAAAAAGACGAGGACAGGATATACGTGGTGGAGCGTGATCCCAAGAAGGGTCGCGTGTTCGTTGAGTATGACGCCAGGTACGTGTTCTACTACCCAGACGCCAGGGGCAAACACAGGTCAATGACGGGTGAGGCGCTACAGAAGGTCACCTGTGCCACGCACAAGGAATTCATAAAGGAACAGAGGATAAGAAGCAACAAGCAACTGTACGAACAGGACATCAATCCCGTGTTCCGTTGTCTCGAGGAGAACTACCTAGGCAAGGAGACGCCAAAACTCAACGTGATGTTTTTCGATATTGAGGTGGACTTCGATCCAGATCGAGGTTACTCAACCACAGATGATCCGTTCATGCCCATAACTGCCATAAGTTGTTACATGGGCTGGACGGACCAACTGGTCACACTGGCCGTGCCACCCAAGACCATATCCATGTCAGACGCCAAGGTGCTGACGGAGAGGTTCCCGAACACCATGCTGTTCGAGAAGGAGAAGGACATGCTGGACGCGTTCCTACAACTGGTCGAGGACGCGGACATCTTGTCAGGTTGGAACTCGGAGGGTTATGATATACCCTACACGGTTGGAAGGATACAGAAGGTGTTGAGTTCAGATGACACACGTAGGTTGTGTTTCTGGGGCGAGAAACCCAAGAAGAGGGTGTTCGAGAAGTACGGCAGGGAACAGTTGAGTTTTGATCTCATAGGCAGGGTTCACCTGGATCTACTGGAATTATACAGGAAGTACACATACGAGGAACGACACAGTTTCAGGTTAGACGCGATCGGTGAACACGAGCTGGGCGAGAAGAAGACGGTTTACGAGGGATCACTGGACAACCTGTACAAGAATGACTTTAGACTATTCATAGAATACAACAGACAGGACACAGCACTACTGGCCAAACTGGAGAAGAAACTCAAGTTCATAGAACTGGCCAACGAGATCGCGCACCAGAACACCGTGCTACTACAGACCACTATGGGTGCGGTTGCGGTGACGGAACAGGCCATAGTGAACGAGACGCACAGGCGTGGCATGATAGTGCCTGGCAGGAAGTACAAGAAAGAAGGCGAGGAGAACCAACCGGCGGCAGGCGCATACGTGGCCACGCCCAAGAAGGGCATACACGACTGGATAGGATCCATCGACATCAACTCACTGTACCCATCTGTGATCCGTGCGTTGAACATGGGACCAGAGACCATAGTGGGACAGATAAGACCTGTGATAACTTCTGCGGAGATCAACAGGGCCAAACACGCCAAGAAATCATTCGCGGCCGCATGGGACAGTCAATTCGGCAGTTGGGAATACCAGGCAGTGATGAACCAAGAGAAGGGCACTGAGATAATCGTGGACTGGGAAGACAAAACCAGTGTGCGTATGAGTGCGGCACAACTGTATGAGATCATATTCGATGGCAACAACAAGTGGATGCTGAGTGCCAACGGTACCATATTCACTTACGAGTACGAGGCCATAATACCAGGACTATTGAAAAAATGGTACGCCGAGAGGAAAGACATGCAGAAGAAGATGCGTGAGTGCGGCGATAACGAGATAGAACGGGAGTACTGGGACAAGAGACAGCTCGTGAAGAAGATCAATCTGAACAGTCTGTACGGGGCCATATTGAATCCTGGCTGTAGGTTCTTCGACATAAGGATCGGACAATCTGTGACGCTTACGGGCAGATGCATCACAAAACACATGGCCAGTAAAGTTAATGAGGTGATTGCGAACAAATATGACCATTTAGGTGAGAGCGTGATATACGGAGACACGGACTCGGTGTATTTCACAGCACACAAAACACTGAAAAAAGAGATCGACGAGGGTGTGATACCATGGACAAAGGACAGTGTGGTTGCACTGTATGACAAGATCGCTGACGAAGTGAACAGTTCATTCAAATCATTCATGACCCGGGCATTCCATTGCCCAGGCACGCGTGGCGAGGTCATAGCGGCGGGCAGGGAACTGGTGGCCAGCAAGGGACTGTTCATAACCAAGAAGAGGTACGCGGCTCTGTACTACGACAAGGAGGGCCAGCGTGTGGACACGGAAGGCAAGGCGGGCAAGGTCAAGGCCATGGGTCTAGACCTCAAGCGATCAGACACGCCTGTGTTCGTGCAGGACTTCCTGAGTGAGATACTGTACATGGTGCTGACTGGAAGCACGGAGAATGAAGTGTTAGAAAGGATCAGCAGGTTCAGGGCGGAATTCAAATCCAGACCAGGATGGGAAAAGGGATCTCCCAAGAGGGCCAACAACATGACCAAGTACACCGAGGAAGAGGCCAAGAAGGGCAAGGCCAACATGCCGGGACACGTGAGGGCCAGCATGAACTGGAACAGGTGCAGGGAGATGTATGGAGACAAATACAGTATGCCCATCACGGACGGAGCCAAGGTGATAGTTTGTAAACTCAAGAACAATCCGCTGGGTTACACCAGCATAGCGTATCCGGTGGACGAGATGCGTATCCCGGAATGGTTCAAGGAACTGCCATTCGACTCGGATGCCATGGAGAGCACCATACTGGACCAGAAGATAGACAACCTGATAGGCGTGCTGGGGTGGGACGTGCAGAGCACAGAGACCACGAACACCTTCAACAAACTGTTTGAATTCTAAATACACACATGTTGAGCATAGAAGAGATCAAACTGCTGATAGAGAAACTGGAGCGTGTCAAGAAAGAGGACTTGCAGGAACTGATAGACAGCAATCTCAAGACATTGAAGGATCTTGCCATGGCTGTGGATGCCAACAACCATCAGGTCATAGATAGGTTAGACAAGACACCAGAATGGTTCCGCATGGACCTAGAACAGAAAAAACAAAAACCATTTGTTGATCCTAATTTACAGAGAATGGTTCAGACCAAGATATTTCAGTTTGCTAGAACCAACATCTATAACAGCCTTGAGATCGGTCCTGGTGGTGGAATGTTCTCTATGGATTTTAGAGCATGGCGTCTCAACTACTTCTTGGATCTGTTACTAGACAGAGAAAAAGTAATTAGAAAAAAATTTAATCCAAGACATCACAAATACTTAAAATTTTATACCACACGTAATACCGAATGTTCGAACATTCCCCAAAACAGTTGCAACTTTGTATTCAGTTGGGACACATTTGTGTTTTTCACACAACAACATGTGCAACAGTACCTGCATGATATCAAACGAATTCTCATACCTGGTGGTTATTGTTTCATACAGTATGCAGACTGTCACTATGATCTAGAACTAGACCTAGCCAAGAGAGGATATTGGAACTACAACACCAAGACAGCCATGACCCAAATCATAGAGGACGAGGGCTATGAAGTGGTAGAGATGAACCAGTTCCGTCCCTGTGCCAGTTACGCCATATTCCGCAAGCCTGGTAAACAAAACCCGGTGGTGTATAAAATTTCTGAAATAACACTAGACTAAGACCTAAATATCATGTACAATTAGGGTATTATGATAGACATCTTAAAAGACATCGTTAAACACACGCATGGATTGGGATTCTTGGATCTGGTCAAGATCACTGGGGACGATAAGGAAACTGTTATCGACTCAATGGCCGAGGACAGAT